GCGGCGGGCTGGATTCTCGATACAAGGCCCATGAGTCCGTCCATTAGCTTCATCGTGCCGACCATCGGGCGCCCGTCACTGGCTGATACCGTGGCCTCCATCGAAGTGTGGCCTGGTGATGAGGTCATCGTCATAGGGAACGTGCCTGATCTCGTGGATGGCAGTCACCGCTACATTTTCTGCGAATCAGGATTCGATTGGGGCTGTAAGGAACGCACCATCGGGATACAGGTCGCACGAGGCGACTACCTAGCGTTCATCGATGACGATGACGTGTACATTCCCGGTGCGCGCTCCGCGATGGAGCGGGCGATCGCGGCGGCACCGAACCGGCCGGCGCTCTGTCAGATGGTCTATCCGAGCGGGTTTGTGCTCTGGCAATACCCGATGTTGCGCTGCGGGAATGTCAGTACGCAGATGATTCTGACGCCGAACGATAAGAGTCGGCTGGGCACCTGGACGGAGCGGCGTGAAGGCGATTACGACTTTCTCGCCTCGATGGGATGGCCGATAGACGAGATTACCTGGTGGCCGGAGGTAATTGCGCGGTTGGGACACGACGACTATGGGACATCCTGAGCTGGAACACTTGCCGCAAGGCTGGTTCCACCACGGCGACCAGATCCTGACGCTCCTAAAGGCTCGCAAGCCGAAGGTTGTCGTGGAGCTCGGGACGTGGCGCGGTGCCTCCGCGATTGCGATGGCGCGTACTGTGCGGCCGTGGGGTGGTCATATCTACTGCGTCGATACGTGGATGGGCGATGTCAACGGAGGCATTGCGCCAGGCTATCCAGCCATGCTGTCGGAATGCGCCTATAACCTGATCGCGGCTGGTGTCTCTGGCACCGTCAGACTAATTCCAGCGCTGACCCTGGAAGCGGCCCGCTGGTGGACAGAACCGATCGATGTTCTCTTGGTTGATGCCGACCACACGTATGCATCGGTCATGGCTGATTTAGAAGCGTGGGCGCCGCACGTCAAGCCTGACGGGGTGATGTGCGGGGACGACTACGACAATCCGATGTATCCCGGCGTCAAGCAAGCGTGGGATGAATTTGAGACGAGGCATAGCCTTACGTTCGATCGCATCGAGACGCCGCAGACAGAGCCGGCCGGCATGAAGCTGGTTATTGGGCGCCCTGTTCCTGCACAGGTGGCCGCATGATGGGGCGTCCGCTGCGAGTCTTGCTCGTGCATCCAGGGGCGTCGTGGTCCACGGCAGACGTGTATGACGGGCTGAACTATGGCCTGAAGTGCCACGGGATCGAAGTCATCCCCTACCGCCTCGACCTCCGCATCGAATCGTCCCAGAAGGCGCTGCATCAGCTCTGGCGCACGAAGAAGCGCGACCAGCCTGATCTGCCGAAACCGAACTCATCGGACATCCTCTATCACGCGGGGGTGGGAGCGCTGGAAATGGCGCTCCGTAAGGGCGTCGATGTGGTCCTCATTGTCTCCGCGATGCTCTGGCATCCTGACATTGCGCTGATGATGAAGCGGGCCGGGTTGCGGGTCACGGTGCTCTTTACGGAATCGCCGTATGACCAGGAGCACGAGCTGAAGATTGCCGGGATGGTCGATGGCTGTTGGACGAACGAACGCACGAGCCTCGCAGCCTTCCGTGCCGTGAATCCACAGTCAGGATACCTCCCTCACGGGTGGCATCCCGGCAAGCATTTCATTTCGGCTCGACCGATTGGCGAGCTGCCGTCGCATGACGTGGTGTTTGTGGGATCAGGCTTTTCCGAGCGCGTGACCTGGTTTAACAGCATCGACTGGACCGGTATCGATTTGGGGCTCTATGGTACCTGGAAAGGGCTGGGGCTGAAGCCACAGGTCAAGAAGTGCATCAAGGGCGACCAGGTGACGAATGAGATGGCCGCGTCACTCTACCGCCGCGCCAAGATTGGGTTAAATCTGTATCGCACCAGAAAGGGCTGGGGCCGAACGGCCCAGCGCATTACGCACGCCGAATCGTTGAGCCCTCGGGCCTATGAACTGGCGGCGTGTGGGGTATTCCATCTCAGCGAAGACCGGGCGGAAGTGCGGGAAGTGTTTGGCGATCTCGTGCCGACCTTTTCCACACCGCTCGAGGCTGCTGCCTTGATCCGTCTCTGGCTGAACGACCCAGCGGGACGGGCGCGTGTAGCGGAACAACTACCCGGCCGTGTGGCCGAGTCATCGTGGACGCAGAGGGCAGCCACGGTGATCGGAGACCTCCAGCAGTTGCTGACGATTCGAGCAGCATAGGAGCCGCACATGGCTGTCTATCCAGGAAGAAAAGGCGTGGTGTATCTCTCGACCACAGGGTCAGGAGCCGCCACGAACGTCATCAAGTTGAATCAGTGGACGCTGGATAAGTCCACCGACAAGATCGAAGTGACGTCCTTCGGAGACGCGAACAAGACCTACGTGCAGGGGTTGCCGGACATCAAGGGCACGCTCGCCGGCTTCTGGGACGATACCGAAAGCAAGCCCTTCACGTCTGCGGCCTCTGCGGATGGCTGCAAGCTGTATCTCTATCCCTCAGCCGACAAAACCACGTCTTACCATTACGGGCCGGCGTGGATGGATGTCTCGATGGATACGAGCGTCAGCGGTGCGGTCACGATTTCCGGCAACTTCGCGGCGAATGGTTCGTGGGGGTCCGTCGGTATCTAAGGGTGGCGTGAGTGAACAAGATCATCGTGCGGGGCGTGGCTGGCGAAATTCGGTGGAGTTATCACCGAGCGGCCACGCTAGGCGCATGGACGATCGATGCGGGACGACTGACAGCCACCGTTGATACTGCGGACGCCTTCAAGATGACGCAATCGCCCTTGACGTTTACCGTGCGGCGCGACAGCGGCGTCGTGTGGTCCTGGGACTTGCGGGAGACGCAGATTAACGGGTCGTCACTCACGGCGACCGTAGTGGCAGAGGAGTCCTGAATGGCACGACGTATCCGTATACCTGAAACCGCGAAGTTAGACATCGGGAATGGTGATTGGTTGCTCGTCAAGAAACGGCTGACGGCGGGCGAGTCACAGGAGATGTTGACCGCCATGATCCGCGAGGGCGCAAACGGCGCAGACAAGCTGGATCTGCCGAGCATTGGGATCAACCGTGTCGTGGCGTATCTCTTGGACTGGGGCACGTTCACCGATGCGGACGGAAAGCCGCTCGTCGTGCGGGACCAGCCGTCGGACGTGGTGCGGTCGGTGCTGAAGTCGTTGGACGTGGACGATTTCGGAGACGTGCTGAAAGCGGTCGATGCCCACATGGAGGCGATGGAGAAGGAACGGGAGGCGGAAAAAAACGCCCCGGCTGGCGAGAGTACCGCGTCACCACTCTCGCTATCTGCCGTTTCATGAACGGGTGGCGCTACGAGGACGTGGAAGATTTAGACCCCGACGTGCGCGACATTCTCATTGAGGAAATCAGTAAAACGGCATCCAAGGGCGACCCCTAAATACTATGGCGGTAACCGCGAAATTCCTGGCCGACTTTAGCGCCTTCCATGAGGCTGTGACGAAGGCTGAGACGGAATTGCGCGGGCTCGAGACTGGCGCCGGGAAAGTCAGCACGTCTCTGAACCGGATGGCGGATTCCTTTTCCGGCCGCAAGATTATCCAAGATGCGAACCTCGCTGCCAAGGCTGTGCAGGACATCGGCGGCGCCTCGAAACTCACGGAGACAGAACAGGCCAGACTCAATAGCCTGTTGACAGAAGCACTCGCTAAGTACCGAGCGCTTGGTCAGCAGGCGCCAGCCGAGATGCAAGCGCTGGCGAATGCCACACAGGGCGCTGCGACAGCTACACAGAAACTCTCTACAGGCGGGGCGTTTCTCCAGGATCTCACTACGCAAGTCAAGGCTACGGCGCTCGGCTTCATCAGCGCACAGGCCATTATCGGCAGTGTTCAAGTCGCCATTCGGACCCTCACGGAGTTTATCGGATCGTCCGTGAAGGCGTATGCGGAGCAGGAAGCCGCCGTAAAGCGGATGACGACGGCGCTGCAATCGCAAGGCACTGCTACGCCAGCCGTCATCGAACAGTACAAGAGTCTCGCCACACAGTTCCAGAATACGACCGTCTATAGCGACGAGCTCGTGAACGAGATGCAGGCGCTGCTGGTGCAGGTCGGCAACGTCATGCCGTCTCAGATGGGCGCTGCGCTCAAAGCCTCAACCGATCTGGCGTCTGGGCTCGGGATCGATCTTCGCACGGCGACGTTACTCGTCGGAAAAGCCTTTGAAGGTGAGACCGGCACGCTGAAGCGGTACGGCATCGTTATTGACGAAGCCAAGCTGAAGACCGAAGGCGTGACGGCGGTGATGGACGCCATCCAGCAGAAGTTTGGCGGACAGGCACAAGCGGAAGTCGAAACCTATACCGGGAAACTGAAACAGCTCGCTAATGCGTGGGGGGAAGTCAAGGAAGCGATTGGGAAGCAGATCGTTGAGAACCCGCTGCTGATTGCTGGGATGCGTGCTGCTGCCGAAGAAACGCGCAAGCATGGCGCGGCCACGTCCGATAATAGCGACAAGATGCGGCAAGCGCTTCAGCCGTTCGGGCTCTTAGGGAAAGCCTATCTCGTAATCGCTGAATACGCTCGGGCGGCGAATATCGAAGCGTCCAACTTTGCTCGCGTCATTGCTAACGCGCCGAAATTGCCACAGCAACCTACTGGACCTGCGCCAGTAGCGTTCGATGTGGGGGCGTATCTCAAGCAAGCTGAAGCCAAAAGCGAGGCCGACAAGAAGGCCACCGCAGCAGCGAATGCTCACGCGGATGCGATTCGTAATCTTGCAGATCGGTTGTCCGGGGCAGATCTCGTACGGCAGATGCGGGATTTGGATCAGGCGACGACGCTCCTAATTGCGAAAGAGAAACTGGACGCAGCGGCGAAGGAACGTGTGGCTGATGCCGCCGGCAAACTCCTCAGAGCTGGTGCCCCGCTAACGTCACAGTTGTTCAGTCTTGCGCTGGCGTATGGGGAACTCGATCCCAAAATCCTAGAAGGTGCCGAAGGACTCGAGAAGTTCGGCACGCGCGTGGCGCTGGCCGTTCCAGACTTGCGTCAGATCGGGGATCAACTACCGAAGGTCACGAGCGGAGTCGGAGATCTCGTCAATATCTTACCGAAGGCCGACCTGGGCTATCAGTTCGCGCTTGCGAAGCCGCAGATTCTGGATGCCTCACGAGCCCTCCAGGAACTCGCGCAGAGTTTCTTTGCGCTGTCGCAACTCAGTGGCGGGACATTTGGCGACCTCGCGAATGCGGCGGGGGTGATGGCCCAGCAGTTCCGACAGGGCGAGCAGGTCTATCGCGACTTTGCCAAACGGGTCGGCGCGGTCAATCCTGGCGGCGAAGCGGCCGAGAAGATGGTCAAGAACTTCGGCGTGGCTACGCCGCTGTTTGATAAGAACGCCAAGGCCGGCGAGAAGTGGGCCTCTGGCGTGGCGTCCGCGTCCGTTATTGCTAACGGCGCTATGGAGGCGTGGTCTGGAGGCGCCAACGCTGCGACGAAATCCTCAGCGGCACTCCACGGTGCGCTGAGTGGTGCCAAAGCGGGCGCAGCCTTCGGGCCGTGGGGCATGGCCATCGGTGCAGCGGCTGGTGCTGTGGTTGGATTTATTGCCCGTCTCGGGGCGGGCCGGAAGGCGATTAAGGAGTTCGCAGATTCCTTTGACACGATTGCGAAGGGCTCAGGCTTCGATGAACTCCACGATAAGCTGCTGACGCTCGGTGATGCAGGCGAGCAGATGTGGGTCAGCCTGACGCAGGGCACAAAGAAAGGCGATGTCGCAGGAGCCAAAGCGAAGATTGCGGCGATTCAGGATGCGCTGGCAAAGCTCGATGCGGATGTGCAGAAGTACAACCTGAACTGGGCCGACATGGCCAACGCCCAACTGGGCGGCACGAAGGCGGGACAAACTCTCATCGACTCGTTCAAGCGGCTGACGGGCGCCGGCTACAGCGCGGATGCCGTGCTTCGCGGCATGAGCGGCGATCTCAATCAATACATCATCAACTCCGTGCGAGCTGGAACGAAGGTTCCCGCTGCCATGCGGCCGATTATCGAGCAGTTGGCGAAGATGGGCGGGTTGAGCGACCAAGCCGCACGCGCCATCATGGGACTGGCGGATGCGTCGATGCCGTCGCTGGAAGACATCCGAGCCGCTGCCGAGCGCTATGGGTTGTCACTCGATAGCCTCGGCCCGAAAGTGCAGCAGCTCCAGATTACCGAATCAGCGACTCAGATC